CCACAAAAGGAGATAGAAATGTTATTAGATTCATTCACAATGCTAGCCATCCTAATCGCTTTAACTACATCTGTAGCAGTCATCACCCTTGCTATCAGACAAAACATGTTACTCATGCGTGAGAACACAGACCTGCGCCGTGCTTTACGCACAGCCAGAGCAGCCAACCATGTCTACTACGACCCAGACATAGCCAAGGAAGACCTATGGACAACCAAGTAAAGTACTCAGTTCAGTTCTGCCATACCTGTGGCATGGACATTATGGTAGATGTAAATAGAACCAGCCCCAGAAACTACTGCAGCCCATGTGCATGGGCAAAGTTAGGAGAAACAAACTATGTCATACACAGTAAATGAAATAGCAGACTTAAATGAGTCTATTGATAAAGCAATCCTGTCCCTCAAAGCAGCCAATACTATTCTCGAAGAGATGATGGCAACAGGCAGAATCTATGTAGAGGAAGAGTAAGTGGGCGGACAATTTGCAGGACATCTAGCCAGCATAGATACTCTAACTCCACGGCAACAGATAGAGATACACCTAAGCAGTAACTTCTATCCACCAATACCAGTATCAGCAGCACAAGCATGCCTCGATGCAATCGAAGCATATTGGGAAGACAATCTTGACCGCAAGATTGAACTACCTGAAGGTATGACATGGCGCGGGCAGAATACTGCGCCTGCCCACGCCATTATCGAACAACACAGACTATACCCTTGGGTACAGGAAGATGAGGTAGAAGAATGATAGCCCCAACAAAACTATTTAGAAATATAACTCACTATGCACTTGACCAAGACTTTAGTGAGTATGTAATGGAACATAGTATTCAATACCAAGATGAACTATGGGTATTATTAGAAGACTATCTAAAGGAAGAGTGCGAATGAGTGCACCATACGGACCACCATTCTGTGAAGTATGCGAACAGTTCGTCCCAACATGTGACGACTGTGGATTATGCATAGAGTGTAGAGATTGTGAGCAATGTGCTGATGAGTGAGTACACAAAAAGTGGTGACTCATATGAAGATGCCAAGATGTTAATGAGAAGAATCAATGAGTTCTTTCTTCCAGACATAGATGTTATTCATGAAGCACTCATTGATGCCTATGAGTATGGCTACCAGCAAGGTATAGAATCAGAAAGGGAAAAGCAATGGGATACGAACCACCACTTGAAGACGATATAGCACTAGACAAAGACATAGAAGAAGAGGATGATGGTTACCAAGAACCAGACAGGATGTGGGGAGATGAATGAAATCCTCCCTCTCACACCATTACAGTCCTGGGCATTCCTCATTACAGTTTTCTATATCCTCTACAGATGGGTTATTAGATGAAGAAACTATTTGCAATGCTTACAACATGGTACGTAGCACTCTTGTCGCTGTTGCCATGGCACATGCCAGCAGTACAAGCGCACACAGAGCCAAAACCTACAGAAATGAGCGAGTTCCATTGGACTCCTCGTGCCCTGAAGTTATATGCAAAACAGTTCATGCGGATGGCATACCCAGAATGGAACTTGTCTGAGCATCGTGCACTCATGAAACTATGGGGCAAGGAATCAGCGTGGAATCCAGCAGCAGATAACCCAAACAGTTCTGCATTTGGTATTCCACAGTTACTTAACCTTGACCCAGAAACGCCAGCCCCGCTCCAAATTGAGCGTGGGCTGGCCTACATCCAACACCGTTACGACAAACCATCTATTGCTTGGTCTCATTGGCGAAGCAATGGCTGGTACTAAGTATTCCGTATGCATACTGCTAAGGCAGCGATAGCGCGGAACTCGCAGAACTTATATCGTTAATCTCTTTTCTATATAAGGGACATCCTACTGGGTGGCACCGCTAGTAGCGAACACGGTGCACACAACAACAAACTAAGGAGAAAGAAATGACAGTAACAGTAGAAGAAATTGAAAACTACCATAACATCTTGTTAGATGAGAATGGTAAGGAAGCACAACTACAAGCACAGCGCAAGCGTTTGACAGATGCAATCTATTCACAGATTGATTCAGGTCAGGCACCAGATAATAACCACATTGCAGAGATAACAGCAGGTCTTAACAAAGACATTCAACTGCGTGACTTTGTATTAGGTCTACCATCTGAGCGTGAAATTGTAAAGGTAAATCTATACCTTTCATTCTTTATGGAGACAGTTCCAAGTGAGTTTATTGCACCAGTTGCTAGTATCTTGGCTGCAAATCTATACTCTCTTGGAGATACCTCTGCACAATCAGTACTATCACAGGCACTAGAAAATGACCCACGTTATTCGCTAGCACAGTTGCTTAATCGTGTATTCAATTCAGGTTGGCCAGCAGGTGCATTTACTGCAATGACACATGAACTACATCCAAAGGTCAAGGAAGGTATGGGTATCTAATCATGGGATTGGATATGTATCTCTATGCCCGTAAAGGCATATCATCTATTGAGTGGGAACCAGAGACACACAATAAGAAACTCAACGCTGACTTCACAATCCTAACCTCCCTAGTAGGAGCAACAGATTGGGTATACAACCCAGAAGACTTAGCCTTTGCATCGGTATCTATTCAAGTTGGATACTGGCGTAAGGTTAATGCTATTCACAACTGGTTTGTTGAGGAATTAGCAGACGGCAAGGACGAGTGCCAGCCAATCTATGTACCACGTAGTTCTTTAATTGACTTAAAGATTCTATGTGAAGAAGTATTGGCAGACCACAGTAAAGCAGATACACTACTACCAACAGGCTCTGGCTTCTTCTTCGGCAGCACAGAGTATGACGATTGGTATTTTTACGGCATTGAAAAGACCGTAAAGATAGTAAGCAAACTCATTGAAGATGTACCCGAAGGATGGGCCTTCGAGTATCAGGCTTCATGGTAAAGAAAGGAACACATGACTACAGCAGATGTAGTAGATAAACCAAACCGCTCAGCCTGGCAGAAAGCAGGCGTAGCAGTTGAAGCAACTAGCGCAGCACAAGTAGCAGAACAGGCAGGACTTAACTGGACAGTTAGCCTGTCAGACATGCATACAGAACAGTTTATGCATGTACCTAACAAGCAAGCAGTAGTAAAGAAACACGATGGCAAAGAGTCAGTCATTGGTGTAGTGGGTAATAAGTACAAAGTCTTTCAGAACTCTGAAGTCTTTGGCTCACTAGATGGATTGATTGATTCAGGCGAGGCTCGCTATGCAGCAGCAGGTGAGTACGATGGCGGAGCAAAAGTATGGATGCTCATGTCATTACCAAAAGAGATGGAAATCAAAGGCGACCCACATGCTGCCTTCTTGCTAGCCAGGACCAGTCATGATGGTTCATCATCAGTAGTACTACGTCCTATCATTGAGCGATTGTTTTGTTCCAACCAAATCAATCGTATCTTCAAGGCCAAGAACAAAGCACATACTTATACCCTGCGTCATACCCAAAACGCAGTACTATCAGTATCTGATATGCGAAACATTCTTGACCTGACCTACTCAAGCATTGATATGTATAGCGACCTGGCTAACCATCTCATCCAGCGTGAGGCAGATATTGCAAAGGCAACAGCATACTTCAAAAAGGTATGGGCATTGCCTACCAAAATTGAGCAATCACCTTTGCACCTGCTCAGCAAGGGTGAAAAGAATGCTAAGTCCCGTGCTCTCAATGCACGACAAAAGGCACTTGCTATCTATACAGATAGCCCAACGCAGGAAAACATCCGCAATACAGAGTTTGGTTTGTGGCAGGCAGTAGTTGAATACGCAGACCATCACTCTCACAGAGATGCTAGCATTGCTACCTTGGCAGGACGCAATGATGGTATTAAACTACGAGCACTAGAACTACTCTCAATCTAAGGAGAATCGTGTACCTAAACCCAATCACAGTAGATGGAGTTACCTACAACTTCACAGAAGATTCACTCAAAGAACTAATCAAGAGTGAACAAGCATTTAAAAGAAAGCACGAAGCAATAATGGTAGAACAACAAGAGTCATATAGAAAACTTGCTAGCATTCGCTCCAAGGTATATGATTTCTTTTCTGAAGCATTTGAAGATGGTGGTGATGAAGCAACCGTTACACGTGAGGGCGTTAACGAATTGCTAGAGTCAATCGGCTCAGATGCACTAGTAACAACTTGGTCAGCAACTGTAGAGATTACAGTTACAGTCACTGGTATCAAGGCTTCTTCCCCTGAAGAGGCTGAAGATATTATCAATGACAACATCGAAGTCAGCGGCTACGACTTAGATATTAATGACCAAGAAGTGAATGTGTATGGAGTTGAAAGAGAGTAGGTGTCGCTCTCTGCTACCATCAGTCGTCGCTATCTAACACATGGGACTTTGTTCATTTCGACCATGTGCTAGACTTGGGGATGGGTGGTCCCGCCATCTGCGAACACGGGACATCAATTAACAGGGAGACAAATGCCTACAGAAATAGAACGAGATAGATACGGACGACCACTAGTTGTCCCACCTAAAGGTGGCAAGCCAGTTGCTTATACTCGTGCAACAACTATTGCCAACAGTTTAGATGATGCTTCTGCATTAACAGCATGGAAAATGCGTATGGCTGCAATAGGTTTAACAAGCAGACCAGACTTATTATTAGCCATTGGTGTAGCAGGAGACAATAACAAGTTAGTTAATGCATACATTGAAGAAGCAATGGAAGTAGCAGGCGCTAGCAAAGCAGCCACTATTGGTACAGCAATCCACGCACTAACAGAGAAACTAGATTTAGGTTTAGAGTTAGGTGTATTCCCAGAACAGTGGATGCCAGACATCAAAGCCTATGAACAGGCAACAAGTATTCTTACTAAGATTTATATTGAGCAATTCACAGTACTAGACAAGTATAAAATTGCAGGTACTCCAGATAGAGTTGTTGAATATAAAGGCGAAAGATTTATCGCAGACTTAAAGACAGGTCGTATTGACCATCCAAATAATATTGCTATGCAGTTAGCAATCTACGCTAACGGGTCCCCGTACATGACTGATACGGGAACCCGCGGTACGTGGGGCGATATCAATAAAGAGAAAGCAATTATTGTTCATGCCCCAGCAGGGACAGGAACATGCAAACTAGTATGGATTGACATCAAAGAAGGATGGAAAGGTGTACAGTTTGCAATGAAAGTAAGAAAGTGGCGAGACCAAAAGGGTTTGGCTACTCCATTCGAGCAAGGAGAAGATAGTGCCTAGCACAGAAGCACCAATCAGTATCACAGTAAAGACAACAGCAGGTAGTCTAGTAACAGTCCGAGCAGAAAGCGGAGACGAACTAGATAACATTGTTGCACATTCAATTGCAGCAATTGCAGCAGCAGCACAGGAACTAGAAGCAGCAGTGCGTAATACACCAACACTTGCAGCACCAACAGCACAGTCAGTTGCAGCAGCACTAGGTGGCAATATCATTGACACACTAGGGGGAACATCAGTTCCTGCCCAAGAATATGTAAATCCAGCACCAGTTGGTGCACCAATCATTGGTGGGCGTGCATGTGCTCACGGTAAGATGACAGCAATCCAAGGTATGGGTAAAGATGGTAAGCCTTACAAAGGTTACTTCTGTCCAGCACCGAAGGGTGCATTTGATAAGTGCAAGAACCAGTATGTTGTAGTTCAGTCACCAGAGTGGAACACATTCGTTCCAGAACAGATTAAGTGAAAACACTTAGACGCTCTATAAACAAAGCAGAGGTGGGTGGCGAACCATTGCCACCCGCTTTTGCGGCGTTTGAAAGAGCAGGAATTATTCTGCGTAGAGCAGAGGTAACTGTAGTTGCAGGCACCCCAGGTGCAGGCAAGTCATCAGTTGCATTGGCTATCGCTGCTAAAACAAAACATCCTACACTTTACTTTTCAGCAGATACCAATGCACATACTATGGCTATGCGTTTGATTGCTATGACAGGCAAGATGACACAGGCAGCAGCAGAACAGTTACTCAAAAACAATCCAGCCAAATCACATGAGATACTACAACTGAACAATCATTTGTTCTGGTCATTTGAATCTAGTCCTACACTCAAAGACTTAGATGATGAAGTCTCAGCCTTTGAAACTGTATGGGGCAAGAGTCCAACACTTATTGTTGTAGACAATCTTATGGATGTAGCAATGGATGGATATGATGAGTTCGGTGCAATGCGTGCCGTTATGAAAGAACTCAAGTATCTAGCCAGAGATACTAACGCAGCAGTACTAGTACTACACCACACTAAAGAAGGATTTGATGGCTATCCTTGCCAGCCACGCAGTGCAGTGCAGGGCATGGTCAATCAGATTCCAGCAATGGTTCTTACAATTGGTCAGATGAAACAGGGTGATGACACATACCTATGT